CCGCGAGCGGCTGGCGTTCACTCAGGTGTTCACTAACCAAGTCGGAGATCACAAGCATATGGCTGAGAAAGACACCACGCAGCTCGAAGCCGAGCTGGCTGCGCTGAGAGCGGCGAAGGAGCAGGCGGAGCGTGCGCTGGCTCTCGCCAATGCCCGCGCCGTGCAGAATGAGGAGCAGTTCACGAAGCTGCAGACCGAGACGCACGCGGCCAAGGTGGCGGCGCATCGCAAGGCGATCCTCGACCTGTTCGAGGCGGCCGTGCGGTCGAAGTCGATTCAGGCGTCGGCGCGTGAGCGGTTCCTGCGCTTCTCGAAGGTCGAGAGCGACGACGAGGCGTGCATGCGGGTACCGCTGTCGGATGTGGAGTCGTACATCCGGGAGAACCCGAACCCGTTTCTCAAGTCGGTCACCGGGTTCACTGCGTCCGGCGATCCGGATGAGGTGCCGACCGGCGGGCTGCCCGACCGTGAGCTGAAGGCGCGCGCTGTCAAGCTCTGTCGCGACCGGGGCAAGAACCCCGAGCACTGGGAGGACCTCAAGAGCGCGGGCATCGCCATCATGCGCGCGGACCCCATGCTGGCGGAGCGGTACCGGGCGCTGCCCGACGACCACGCCGACGGCAAGTACTCGGCCTGATCCACCTTCGGAGGAGACTGATTTACCATGGCAATCGAAAGCGAGTTCCAGTGCTGGAACGTCACGGCCACCGCGGATCTGTCCGAGGCCGGCAACCTGTTCAAGGCCGTCAGCATCGCGGGCACGCTCGCCTTTGGGCCGTCGCTGGCCCTCGGCGTGCTGCGTTCCGCGAACGTCAGCGGCGGTCAGGTGTCCGCCGTGTTCCGCGGCATCACGAAGGTGCTCGTGGCGGGGGCGGTTACGACGCCCGGCTATCCGATCACCGTCAACAACTCGGCCTTCTTCGCTGCTGCCTCGTCGGGCGGCGCGACCTGCGGCCGACTGTTGAATACGGCGGCCGTCGCGTCGGGCGATCTCGTCCCGGCGCTGGTCGATTTCACCATCAAGGCCCCGTGGTCGGGCCTCTGATCCGCGTTTAGGAGGTAAGGAGCAGATATGGGACTTTCAACAGGCAAAGATCTCCACGTGGACCAGTTCCTCAGTGAGATCGCGATGAACTACCGGCCGACCGGCATGATCGCCGACATGATCGCGCCGATCGTCAACGTCGGTAAGGAGACGGACATCTATCCGGTGTTCAGCCGGGCAGAAGCGTTCGCGACCGAGGACGATCTGCGGTCGCGCGGTCAGCCCGCCAAGCGCATCACGCGCTCGGTGAGCTCTGCGTCGTATCTGGCGCGCAATTACGCGCTGGCTCACCCGGTGTACATCGAGGACCGGGCCAACATGGACGCGGCGCTGCAGTTCGAGCTGGAGACGGGTGCCTCGCGGTACCTGATGGACAAGCTGACGCTCAACTGGGACCGGCGCGTGCTGTCCACGGTCGGGTCGGCGACCAACGTGTCCACCGGGTTCCTGACGGGTTCCTCGTGGGTGGCGGCGTCCAACGCGGGCGATCCCATCTCCATGATCTGGAAGGTGATGGAGCAGATGCAGTCGGTGACGGCGCAGAAGCCCAACTCGCTCCTGTTCGGCTGGCGCGCGTGGAACTACTTCCGGCGCAACGTCAATGCTCGCAACTTCATCCTCGGCACCAACAACGGTGGCGGCGCGGTGACGCGGGCGTCGGCGCAGGAGGCGTTCGAGATCGAACGGCTGCTGGTGGCCGGGGCGTTCTACAACACGGCGAACGAGGCGCAGGCCGAGTCGTTGTCCAGCAATCCGATCCACGACGCAATGCTGGTGTACTACGCGCCGCTGGCTCCGTCGCGGGAGACGCCGAGCTTCATGTACTCGTTCCGCTGGACGAACCCGCTGCTCGGCACACCGATGGCGGTGATCCGGCATCCGTTCGACAGCAAGACGCGGATCGAGGAGCTGGAGGCTGCGTACTATCAGGACGAGCGCATCACGGGATCCGCGTACGGCGCCCTGCTGCTCGGTGTCGGGTCGGCACAGGCCAACGGCATCACCTGATCAAGGTTCGGTGTGGATGGGTGTGACGAAGTGATTGGGGCGGTTGTGAGCCGCCCCGTTCTTGAATCAAACAGGAGGCGAACAGTGGACATCGTGATCAACGCGGTCGGCATGCCATTCAACGGGGAGACCGTCAAAACGCGGTCGCTCGGTGGCAGCGAATCGGCCGCCTATTACCTCGCACGAGGACTCGCGGAGCGCGGCCATCGCGTGACCGTGTTTACGACGACCGACGCGGAGGGCGAGTGGGATGGGGTGCAGTACGTCAACGCGGGGAACCTGACGGCGGAGGCTCCGCTCGGTGAGCGCTTCACGTTCTACGCCGTCAACACGCCGCATGACGTGTTGATCTGCCAGCGGCACCCGCTGGCGTTCCACAAGGACTACGCATCGAAGGTGAACGTCTGGCAGCTGCACGATCTGGCCTTGCATCGCACGGCGGGCATCGCGATGGGCGGATTGCCGCGGGTCGACTTCGTCACGGCCGTCAGCGCGTTCCACGCGCGGCAGGTCGAGGGCGTGCTGGGGCTGAAGCCGGGCGACGTGCACGTGGTTCCCAACGGCGTGGACCTGTCCCTGTACGAGCCGATCCACGCCACCGACTACTTCGGCCCGGAGACATGGGGCCAGTTCAAACTGCTGTACCAGTCGCGCCCGGAGCGCGGACTGGACCATCTGGTGCGCCCCGGCGGCATCATGGACCGGCTGCGGGATACCTCCGCTCACCTGTACGTGTGCGCCTACGACAACACGACGCAGGCAATGGCCGCGGCGTACGAGCAGCTCTACACGTGGGCGCGGGCGTTGCCCAACGTCACGCTGCTAGGGGCGCTGGCGAAGCCGGAGCTGGCGCGGCTGCAGAAGGCCTGCGACCTGCTCTGCTACCCGACGGCGTTCGAGGAGGTGTCGTGCATCACGGCGATGGAGGCGATGGCGGCGCGGCTACCCATGCTCACCTCCGCTCACGCTGCCCTGCCGGAGACGTGCACGGACAGCGGAACGATCCTGCTGCCGCTGCGCGACGGGTGCGTGGACGAGGACGCGTTCGTGAAGGAGATCCGGGCCCTGATCGCCGACGTCGAGGGCGACGAACCGCCGACGCGGCTCGCTGGACTGATCGATGCGCAGGCTAAGGCGTCGAACCGCGTTTCGTGGGACCGCGCCGTGGAAGCGCTGGAGGAACAGATTGAGGAGCAGTTCGCGGCACGCCACGCGCGGCCGAACCGCGTCGTGAGACACTGCATCGAGCACAGCGACATCGGTTTTCTGGACTGGTACACGGAGCACGCCAAGTGGGACGCCTATGATCCAATCTTCGCGTACACGATCTGCGAGCGGCGCGACATGTACCGGTTCATCGAATCGCCTGACAAACTGTTGGATCACTACGAGCACTTCGAGGGCGTGAACTGCGAGCGCATGGAGCGCGAAGGGCTGGACATCCACGCGGAGATCGAGGCGCTGCAGAGCACCACGCGGTTCCGCGGGATTGTGTCGGCGTTGGCGGAAGTGCTGGCCGGGCGCGACGAGGCTCGGGTGCTGGAGTTCGGCTGCGCGCACGGGCACATCGTTCTGGCGCTTGCCAAGCTGTTCCCGACCGTCACGTTTGTCGGCATGGACTTCATGCAACGTAGCGTGGCCTTGGCCACGAAGTACGCGCAGGACCTCGGACTGTCGAACGTGACGATCATGCGTGGGTCGCTGCCGGAGCTGCGCTCGGTGGAGTCCTGTGACGTGGTGATCGCGGCGGAGGTGCTGGAGCACATCTACGACTACCACGGGGCGCTGGAGTCGCTGCGCAGCGTGTTGTTGCCCGGTGGCTCGATGATCTTCACGACGCCCACGGGCCGGTGGGAGTGGGGTGGGCACGAGCACTTCAAGCACGGCCGGGAGCACCTGCACCACTTCGAGCGCGAGGACTGGTGCGACATCCTGAACGAGCACCCGAAGCACACGATCCGTTGCGCGCCGTTCGCCCCGGAGGAAACCGGCGCGATCCGCGGCTCGTGGGTCGTGCACGTGACGCCGGAGCCGGGCAAGCCGTTCGGGCGGGTGGACTACAAGCGGAAGCTCGCCACGCTCGCGCCTCGGCAGACGGTGAGCGCCTGCCTGATCGCCGGCAACGCGGAGCACACGATCGCCAAGTGCCTGTCCAGCGTCGCCGGCTGGGTGGACGAGATCGTGGTGGCCATCGACCCGATCTGCACGGATCGCACGCGCGAGCAGATCGAGCATGTGCGCAAGGAGTTCCCGTGGACGCCGATCCGCGTGATCGACGGCGTGCGGGCGCTGGAGGTCGGGTTCGCGGCAGCGCGGAACAAGACGATCGAGGAGGCCGTCGGGGACTGGGTCCTGTGGATCGACACGGACGAGGAGTGCCCGCAGCTGCACAACGCGTGGCGGCTGTTGCGGCCGTCAGTGTTCAACGCGTTCTCCTGCGCCCAGATCCACTACTCGGCGCAGCCGCCGCAGGTGCTCACGACAGACTATCCGGCGCGGCTGTTCCGCAACCACCGCGGCGTGCAGTTCTACGGGCTCATCCACGAACACCCAGAGGACGCGCCGGGCAAGAGCGTGACGCCGTGCGCGCTGGTGTACGACATCCAGTTCCTGCATGGCGGGTACGTGGACGAGCGCACGCGGCAGGCGCGATACCGACGCAACCTGCCGCTGTTGCTGCGGGACGTGCAGGAGAACCCGGACCGGCTGCTCAACAAGTTCCTGCTGTTGCGGGACATCGCACAGGGCATCGGGTTCGAGCGGGGCGCAGACCCGGCGGTGCTGGCCGAGCGGGCCATGCACGGCATCGCGTTGATGCACGAGATGATCGGACGCGATGACATCCCGCTGCGCATGGTGCTGGATGGGCTGCAGTACTACTCCGTCTGCACCGAGGCGCTGGGCGTCGGGTTCGCGGCCAAGGTGACGTGGAACACGGGCAAGCCGCCGTTCGACACGCTCACGACGACTGGTTCCTTCGACGGCCGGTTCAACGACCGGGCCACGTATCTCAAACTGTTACAGCGCATCGCTGAGGAGTCCACGAAGCACTATGAATCGCAATACGTCTGACGAGTTGATCGCCGGCTCGTTCCTGCCGGTCTCCGGAGTGTGGGATGCGCGCGTCACGCGTGCCGACGGCAGTGTGGAGGAGTTCTCGCGCGCGAACATTGTCACCCGCGCCGGGCTCAACCGGTTCGCTAACCGGATGGTGGTGGCGACTGCGACCACGCCGATCAACTTCCTCGGCATCGGGTCGTACACCACCGCGCTCAATCCAGCGTCGCTTGACTCCACGAACTTCGGGGAGCTGTCGCGCAAGGTGACGATCGCCGGATCGAGCGCCGCGCAGTCGCGGGAGTGGGTGTTCCTGTCGGCGACGTGGGCGGGCGCGGCGGACTCCGTCACGTCGAAGACGATCGACTCCGCGGCGCTGCTGGATCACGCCAACAGCGGCTCGGGGATCGTGGTCAACATCGTGCAGGGGCTCGGTGTGACGCTGGCCGACAGCGACTTCTTGGCGCTGACGTGCCGGATTCGGGTCGGCTCTCACGACCTGTCGCACTCGACGTGATCTGAACAGGAGCAGCACATGCCGTGGAACCTGCGCGTCTTTCTTGCCGCTCTCGTGTTGTTTTCGCTGGTCATCGGCGTTGCAACCCGCGCGCGAGCCGGCGACATGACCGTGACATGGGAGGCCCCGGCCACCAACTGCGACGGCAGCCCGATCACCAACCTCGCGGGCTTCCGTGCGTACTGGGGGCCGTATCACGCGACCCTGCCGAACCCCGCCCTGACGTCCTACACCGTCGGCGGGTTGCCGCC